CGGGATAAAAGTACAGTTTTGCATTCAGCCGCCATGTCACGATTCTGGCACTCTGTACGGTCAGGCGGTCGGCCACCGGGCGGGTATCCTCTGCATTCAGAACGGCACGAACGGTATTAAGCAACGCCTCCGTTGCTGTGCCGTCGCCTTCAGTGGACAGGATGGAAACCGTCACGTTGGCCGGAGACGGACTGATAGCCCGCGCATCACGCACCAGACCGCTGGCGCTGCGGGCAAAATACTCGTATGCACCTGACGGGCCAGCAACACTCAGGCCGTCGTACGCCCGCTGCGCCCGCAGTCTCAGCGAGGTGTCACTCTCCATCACCGCGTCGGTGGTATCCGTTGCCGGAGTGATGGTCAGGCGCTTTGTGTTCATATTGCCCGCGAGGTTGTCCAGGTCTGTCCCGGCGCTGTGGCTTAACATGCAGGCGCGTGCCCCCTCATTGACCCGCTGGCGTAACAGCATTTCACGAAACGCTGTTGTCTGGGCGATAACGTTCAGGGGTTCCGATTCCAGCTCCAGCGCGGCGGAGACGGCTTCACGCTGTTCGGCGGGATAAGCCGCAATCATCATGGCCTTTGTGTCAGCCAGAATTGCCTCAAAGTCAGGTTCCGCGATGATGGCGGGGTCCGGTAACTGTGAAAGGTCAACGGCGGGCATGATTTACTCCCTCAGCGTGATGGTTAATTCAACATTCTGCATGGTCTGCATGACAGTGCCCGACAGCGTCACCCCGGCGCGGCCTCCCGCTTTCCAGACAACGTCGATGGCATCCAGGGCAATGCGGGGTTCCCATCGTGTCAGCGCAATCACGGCAGCACTCATGCATTGCAGACGCGTGGTGTTATTCATGGGTTCGTCAATCAAATCAGGCACAAGGCTGCCATATTCCCGTCGCATAACCCGGCTTGCCAGCGGGGTGGTCAGGATGTCCCTGACTGACTGTTTCAGGTGCTCCATATCGTTCAGGTTTCCCGTCCCGTCCGGATTCATTCCTGTGTAGCGGGTTGTCACTGCGGGCCTCCTGTCGAATCGCTGCCACCTTTAACGCCACCGTGCTTATGCGTATGCACTGTGATGCCGTTTGAGGTGAAGTCGCCGCCGCTGTGCGTGATATTGCCGCTCATCGTTCCCCCTTTTGTGACGTCAAGCGTCGCTGTTCTCAGAAGGTCTGTGCATTCCACGACAGGCGTGTCCAGTGTCACGCTGACGGATGCCTGCAGGGTGGCTGTTTTCATGCCGCTGGCGCTCAGTGCGCCTGCGTCTGCGTCGTAGCGGAACACCGCGCCATCCGGCGCGCTGACCACGATTTCTTTCAGGCTTTTGCCGGGGGCCGGATTGGCATCACTCCACAGGCTGCCCATTATCATGGCGCCGGATTG